CCTCGAGCAACCCCCATTTCAAGAGCCGCTATGCCGACCTGGCAGCGTGTGTCGAGGCGGTCATCGACTCGCTCAACGACAACGGTGTGGCGTTAATCCAACAGACCCACGAATGTGATAGCGGCGTGATTGTGGAGACGATGTTCATCCACGAAAGCGGCGAGACCTTCAGCGCCGGCAAGCTGCACGTACCTGCCTCGAAGCATGACGCCCAAGGCTATGGATCCGCGCTGACCTATGCCCGTCGTTACAGCCTGATGGCGGCGTGTGGAATCGCGCCAGAAGACGACGACGGCAATGCCGCTACCTCCACCCCTCCCCAGGTGCGAAAGCCCGCTCCTGCCCCGCATAAGCCCGCTCCTGAGACGTCCGGCAAGAAGGTTGGCGCTGACGAGCTCGCCACCATCAAGAAGCTGGCTGAGGTTGCCAACGTGCAGTTGGCCTCGATCGCGGCGGCATACGAACTCACCTCAATCGAAGACCTCCCGCTGGTGAAGACGGCGGAAGTCATCGCCCGCCTCCAGAAGAAGGCATCCGAAGCAACCCAGCAGACCAACAAGGAGTAACTGAATGTCCGCTACATACAACAACCAGATCGAGATCGTGATCTTCGACAACAACCGAGCCACGAATCCGAAGGCCCCGCAAGAGACCGGCACGGTCACCTTCCCTGATGGCACCAAGTACCAGGTCGCCCTGTGGCATCGCGTGAGCAAGAACGGCAACCCGTTCAAGAGCGGCACGTTGAAGATGGACGACGGCAAGTACTCCGGCGGTCGCAACGGCGGTGGCCAGGGCGGCGGTAGCGGCGGCGCGAAGGTGGATTGGTAATGGCCAACCTCACCAACGTACACGGTCTTCCTGACGCGTTCGTCAACGCGATCAAGAACGATCCGTACACCGGTGGCGGCGACATCTCCGTGACCAAGCTGATCGACTCGCCTCGCCGGCGGGTACTCGGCAAGAAGTACAAGGACCTCGTGGTCGTTGACGTCTCGGAGATGACCTGGGCGCTCATGGGTCAGTGTATGCACACGGTCCTCGAGCGCGCCCAGACCGACGCCCTGGTCGAGCAACGCCTGTTCGCTGACATGGAAGGCTGGCGCGTAAGCGGACAGTTCGACCGCTGTCACGTCGAGAACGGATTGATGCAGGACTGGAAGGTCTGCTCGGTCTGGAAGGCAGGCGGCGATGAGTCCTGGGAGAAGCAGCTCAACTGCCTGCGTTGGCTCGCGCACAAGAACGGCATCCAGGTAGACCGGCTTCAAGTTGTCGCAATCTTCCGTGACTGGAAGAAGGCTGAAGCCATGCGCAATCCTGACTACCCGCAACAGAACGTCGCGGTTATCGACGTACCGGTGTGGACGCTTGAAGAGGCCGAGGCGTTTGTCCGGGCGCGTGTCCAACTTCATCAGTCTTCAGAAGCCGGAGCGGATACCGAATGCAACGAAGATGAGCGCTGGTACTCAGGGACGAGCTATGCGCTCATGAAGGACGGTGGCAAGCGAGCCAAGAAGGTTGCACCCACCAAGGAAGAGCTAGGTGAGGTTCCTGCTGGTCATTACATCGAGGAACGTCCCGGTGTGAATCGCCGGTGCGAAGGATATTGCGACGTGGCCCCGTTCTGCGAGCAGTACCAGCGCATCAAATCTACAACTACTACAACGGAGCCCGCATCAAATGATGTCGATTTTTGAAGCAGCCAAGTACCTCGGTATCTCGGTCTTCTCGCTTCGCAAACTCGCCCGTGAAAAGCGCCTGCCCGCCGGAAAGGTGGGTCGCCAATGGCGCTTCCGTCAGGATGACCTGGACTCGTTCTTGAAGAAGCAGTACGGAGAAGAGAAGCATGCCGCATGACACCATCAACGAAACCCTGGCCGAGCGTGGTTCACGCTACGGCTTGTTCAAAGACCACGCTGAGGTATCCCAGTCCCTGAAGGGCATCATCCGCCACTTCATGGGTAAGAAATGGGACGAGATTCACGACGACCAACGTGAGGCGCTCGAGATGATCTGTCACAAGATCGCTCGGATTGTCAACGGCGATCCGGATTACTCCGACTCGTGGATCGACATCGCCGGTTACTCCAAGCTGGTGGCTGATCGTCTCGACGGGGTCGCGCAATGATTAACGCCGACCTCGCTGAGCAAGGCGCCAAGACGGGGATGCTGCTTGCATCATCGCGCGCCGATCGGTTCGTGGATGACTGGACTGACCAGGCCACGGTTTTCTTCAAGCTATACGCCCGACTGCACGGACACAAAGGTTTCATGACCGAAGACGTCCGTCTGTGGGCTACCAAACTTGGCTTTGAGTCTGCGCCCGATCAACGGGCGTGGGGACTCATCGCCAGGCGCCTCTCGAGTGAGGGGTACATCAAGGCTGATGGATTTGGAAAGCAGAGATCTGCAACCTGCCACGGCTCTCCTAAAACCATCTGGAAAACGCAACCGCTATGAACGACCAATTCTCCATCTCCCTGAACCTCGAGCAAATCAACGCCATGCTGCGCCAGCTTGACGCCGGCCCGCACAACGTTGTCCGTCCGCTGATCGACTCGGTCATTGGTCAAGTCCAGGCACAGCAGCAGGCTCGTCAGCAAGCGGCTGCGCCCATTCCCGAAGCAGGTGCCGACGAGTGACGAACTTCCAACGTACTGCTGACTGGCTCATGGCCTGCGGCAAGGCGCCCAACGCCGAGAACTTCTCGGTGCAGGTCGGGTGTCACCTCGAGGAATTCGTGGAGCTCCTGCACTGCCTGGAGTTCCGAGGAACCATGGTGCCGACTGACGTGGCGTCTGCTGCTGTCGCCGTGATGACTGAGCTTGCAGAGGATCTGAAGAGTGGCAAAGCCGAATGCCGTATCGCACCAGGTAAGGACGAGGAAGCCCTCGACGCGCTGTGCGATGCGGAGGTCACCGGCAACGGTGTCGCTTACATGGCGGGCTTTGACAAAGACGGGGCGGACCAAGCGGTACTGGCATCGAATGACGCCAAGCTGGTGGACGGCAAGCCCGTGCTCAAGCCTGGCGGGAAGATCGGCAAGCCACCGGGCTGGAAGGCCCCTGACCTGTCTGCGTTTGTATGAACCAAGAAGAGATCTGGGCTCGAGAGCTACGGCAGGCGCGAGAGCGGCTGGTATCTCGAGTGCGAGAGGCTATGGCCATCTCTTCGCCAACCCGTAGGTACGCCTTGTACCAGGACTGGCGCAAAGAGATTGGGGACGTAGCAGCACGAGAGCAGGCCAAGTTCGTGGAGGCTGTGCGCTCGGGCCGGATCTCGCTGAAAAAGATAGAGGACATGCTGTGAACGACATCGCAAAAGTTGTCACGACCCTGGTCAGCGCAATGATTGTCTTTGCCTGCTGCTGGGTTCTCGTGGGATTTGCCGCTCGGATCGTGGCAACGCTGTTCTGCTGGGGGTATGGCTGCTGATGTCGTACGAACAAGACCAAGTAGAG